ATATCACTCTTATATTTTCTTTTGTTTTCTTTCGTTCCACATTAGACCACACTAGACCACACTAGTCATCTTGTAGTTGTGGTTATCTAGTGGGTTGCTAATGTGGTTCGTGGGAAAAAGTCGCCCATGTTTTACTTGTGGAGTCATGGGGGGAGCCTAAAAAAAATGCTCTTCTCTTTAATAAACCCTCATGACCACATGAGAAGCAATTTGGACCCTAAGAATTACATAAATATTAAAAAGAATCTAAAAATAACGCTTGACTTTACTCAGGATTGCGGTATGTACCTAAGAAGTCCTAAGAAGTAAATTTGACAAAAGAGGAAAAATATGCTATAATATTATTATATTAGGTTGATTACTTAAGTAACTCAAGTACGACCTTTAAGATTTGTTCTTCTTAAACAAATAACTTAATCTACTTAAGACTACTTAAGTATATGTTTTGTCTCCCTTTTTATAGGTCAACTTTGTTGACGAAAAGGTAAAAGATAAAGGAAATAGTGTATATGTCTTCTTCAGATGGTTCCGATTCCCCTCCAGTAAAGAGGAAAAGAGGCAATCCAAATTTATATAAAGGTATGCCTCCCTTAAATCCTGAAGGAAGAAAAAAGGGATCACTAAACAAGTACACAAAATTATCCAGAGAACTTATGTCCAACAAAGGACCAGAGATAGTTCAAAAGGTAATTGACATGGCACTTGAGGGAGATAGGCATTGTCTTAAAATGTGCATGGACAGAATTATCCCCACTTCTAAGGCAGTAGAAATTACACATGACCATCAGGATTTAGGTATTAATATAATAGTTGAGTCCGTAAAAGCGATTGAAAAACAAGAGGAAGAGGAATTTAAGACCATAGAAGCTGAATATGAAGAGAAAAAATGACCGACTTAAACGTCACTCTTCACAACGCTCAAATGGAAATCTTTACTTCTCCCAAGCGATTTAAAGTTGCCTCTTGTGGTCGTAGGTTCGGTAAGAGTTACTTAGCAGCGTGGGTGTTAATTATCAAGGCACTCCAAAGTGATTCTAAAGATGTATTTTATGTAGCACCTACATTTCAGCAAGCCAAGGATATTCTTTGGTCAATACTGAAGACAGTAGGAAAAGATGTAATAAAAGCTGCACATGAGAATACAGCCACTCTGACCCTTATTAATGATCGTAAGATTTATCTAAAGGGGTCTGACAGGCCAGATACACTAAGGGGTGTGGGACTTTCATATGTCGTAATGGACGAATATGCTTCCATGAAACAGGAAGTATGGGAGATGATCCTAAGGCCAACCTTAGCAGACGTAAAAGGGGAAGCATTATTTATAGGAACTCCTGCTGGAAAGAATCATTTTTACGACTTATGGATAGATGCACAGAAAGAGGAAAATGCAGAAGATTGGGAAGCATTTCAATTCAATTCTACTGATAATCCTTTTTTGGACCCGAAAGAGATTGAAGCAGCTAGAGGGGCAATGTCCACTCAAGCCTTTCGTCAGGAGTTTGAGGCTACTTTTGAGTCCTTTACTGGTGGTATATTTAAGGAAGAATGGGTGCAATATGTGGATGACGATGAGTTTGATAGCAAGAAAGCTAAAACGCAAGGTAATTTCGTTATATCAGTGGATCCGGCAGGTTTTGAGAAAGCTCAGAAAGAAAGAGGACTCAAATCCTCCAAGCTAGACGAGACAGCTATATCTGTGGTAAAAATAGCACAGGATGAGTGGTTAGTAAAGGACATTATACACGGCAGATGGGGCATAAAAGAGACTGCCTCAAAGATATTAGATGCTGCTGAGGACGTAGAAGCCACTACAGTAGGGATAGAAGCAGGAGCACTCAAGAACGCTATAATGCCCTACATAGAAGATGAGATGAGAGCTAGAGGACGGTGGGTAAATATAACAGACGTTACTCACGGTGGTAAAAGAAAGCAGGATAGGATAGTCTGGGCATTACAGGGAAGGATGGAACACGGAAGAATTAAATTAAGAAAAGCAGATTGGAATACACACTTTATTTCCCAGATGTTAGACTTCCCAAGTCCACTTTCGCATGATGATTTACTTGACTCCCTAGCCTACATAGACCAAGTTTCGGTATCTGACTTTGCACAGTCAATAGATTTAGAAGAATGGGAACCAACAGATAATGTCTCTGGATACTAAAAGCATATCATATAACGACCCAAAGGCAGCACTAAGCTCATGGGTTGCATCTAAAGTAGAACTATGGGAAGAGCACAGAAATACCACTTATTTATCTAAATGGGACGAATATTACAGGATTTGGAGAGGCATTTGGTCCGGAGAAGACAAGACAAGATCCTCAGAAAACTCTAAATTAATTTCTCCTGCTACACAACAAGCCATAGAATCTACTGTAGCCGAGCTAGAAGAAGCTATTTTTGGACAAGAGAAATGGTTTGACCTAAGAGATAACGTAGGAGATCAAGACCCTACAGATGTTCAAGTAATTCGCATGAATTTACAAGAGGATCTCCAACGTGCAAGAGTAAAAGATGCTATAGTTGAGTGTCTTTTAAATGCTGCAATCTACGGAACAGGCATAGCAAAAGTAAATGTAGATGAAGAAAGTGTAAAAAGAGCTAAAGAGTCTCCTATACCTAATACTTTTACTACAGATACTGTAATATATGAAGAAGATAAGACTACAGTTAGAATAGATTCTTTAACTCCTAAGGAATTTGTAATAGATCCTGCTGCTACGTCTATAGATGAAGCACTAGGTGTTGCCCAGATAGTCGTAAAACCTAAATATGAGATTATAGAGGGCATAAAAAACGGTATTTACGAAGATAAACCTGTAGGAAGCTACGATAAAGTGGACTTAGGTTTTGATGAAGAGCAAAATTCCTTGTCTTCAGACGATGATAAGGTAAAAATTACAGAATATTGGGGTAGAGTTCCCAAGAAATACCTAGATGCTACCAACACAGAGCAGGGAGCTTTAGGTGATGACTTTGATTATGACGAAGATGAGCTAGTAGAGGCTGTAGTAGTTATAGCCAACGACTATACGGTATTAAAAGCAACAGAAAATCCTTATCTAATGGAAGATAGACCCTTTGTGTCCTTCCAGATGGATCGTGTCCCTAACAAATTTTGGGGAAGGGGCATAGCAGAAAAGGGGTATAACCCCCAGAAAGCTCTTGATGCTGAGTTACGTGCTCGTATAGACGCTCTGGCTCTTACAACTCATCCAATGATGGGCGTTGATGCAACAAGATTGCCAAGGGGGGTTAAATTCGAGGTCAAGGCCGGGAAAACTATCCTCACGAATGGTGATCCAAGGCAGACCTTGATGCCCCTGAATTTTGGTCAGGTTGCTCAGGCTACGTTTACTGAAGCAGCAGAGATGGAACGAATGGTTCAGATGGGTACTGGAGCAATGGACAGTGCTAACAGTAACTTTTCTAATCCACGTAATTCTACAGCTTCAGGTATGTCTATGCTTCAGGCTGCGTCTATTAAGAGACAAAAACGTACAATAATGAATTTCCAAGAGAATTTTTTAATTCCTTTAATAAAGAAATCATGTTGGCGTTACATACAGTTTGCACCAGAAAGATACCCTGCTGGAGACTATGAGTTTGTAGCACATTCTACTATGGGTATTATGGCAAAAGAACTAGAGATGACACAAATGATACAATTGTTATCTCTCACACAACAAGGTTCTATGCCGTTTGCTATGTTGTTGATGGGAATATTTGAAAATAGTTCTATGGCAAACCGTGAGGACATGAAGATGGCTATAGCTCAAATGATGCAGCCAGATCCTCAGGCACAACAAATGCAACAAATGGTACAACAAATGGAGCTTATGAAACTCCAGATGGAAATAGAAGAGATGAAGGCTGGAGCAGCTAAAGAGATGGCTCAGGCTGCTAAGATACAATCTGAAATACAGGGTACACAGTCTGAAGAAGCCTTTATGGAAAAACAAATGCAGTTGACTGAGAAGATGGCTAAGATTGAAAAGATGAAGAGTGAGATACAAAACATTCAATCTGAAACAATGAGGAATATGCCTGAAGTAGAACATCTGCAATCAGAGACAATACTTAATCTTGCTAAAGCACGTAAAGAAAGATTAAATTGACAGATAAAGAAATTTTAGAAAAACGTCTAGAGTTATTTGCTGACGAGTCATGGGGCATCTTTACCAAAGAATTAACTTCAATGGCAGAATCGTTAGAAAATATACAGACAATAGACGATGAGAAAACCCTCTATTTAAGAAGAGGGCAGGTGGACATTCTAAATATGATTGTTAATTTAGAAGAAACCACCAAATTAGCGTTGGAACAATTAGAGTAATACCTAACTCCAACATTGTGTTAACTCCATAATCTTTATAACAGACGGAGGATTAGTAATATGGATAGTGTAGTTGTTGAAGAACCAAAGGAAACTCCAGAGCAAACTAAAGAGTTTTCTAGTATAGTAGAAGAGGCTCCCTCTAAGGAACAACCTCAAGAAGTAGCAGGAGAAACGCCTGAATTACCTGATAAATTCAAAGGCAAATCTATGGAAGATATAGTTTCTTCCTATGAAAATCTGGAGAAAGAACTAGGTAGGAAGGGTCAAGAGATAGGAGAACTCCGGCAGTTAACCGATGGTATTTTACAGCAACAACTTACCACTAATCAAAACGGGACAGAGGTTCAGACAGAGGAAAAACCAGATTTTTTTGATGACCCTGACAAAGCAGTCAGTAAAGCCATAGAAAATCATCCAAAGTTCCGACAGTTTGAAGAGCAGCAAGCAGCACAGACAGCAGCAGCTACAACTCAACAGCTTAAAACTGAACATCCTGATTACCTTGATGTCGTAGCAGACCCCAAGTTTCAGGAGTGGGTACAAGGAAGCCCAGTAAGGACACAGTTGTACGTCAATGCTCATAATTATGATATTGATTCAGCAAGGGAACTCATAGGAAACTGGAAAGAACGCTCGTTGATTAATAACACAAGTGAAGCAGAGGCAGCTAAACAAACCAAAAGAGATCAGGCGTTAAAGGCTGGCAAAGGTGTGTCTAGGACTTCTTCGGAATCCACAGCCGGTAAGAAAATCTACCGTAGAGCTGATCTAATCAGACTTCGTACTAACGATCCTTCTAGGTATGAGGATTTGCAAGGTGAAATCTTACAAGCCTATGCTGACGGAAGGGTTAAATAATAACCTATAAAGAAAGAAGGAGCTAATCATGGCTTTAGGTACTAACCAACAGACCACTACAACGGCAGCGAATTTTATTCCTGAGTTGTGGTCTGACGAGGTTATCGCAGGATACAAGGCAAATCTTGTTCTTGGTAACATCGTAACTAACATTAACCACAATGGCAAGAAAGGGGATACAATCCATATTCCTGCTCCTGTTCGTGGTTCTGCTAATGCAAAAGCAGCAAACACTCAAGTTACTCTACAAGGTGACACTCACAGTGTAGTAAACTTGAGCATCAACAAGCACTATGAGTATTCAGTAGTCATTGAAGACATTGTTGAAACTCAGGCTCTATCAAGTCTCCGTAGATTCTATACGGATGATGCTGGTTATGCTCTGGCTACACAAGTAGACAGCGATCTCTTTGCACTGTATGAAGCCGTTCAAGGCGGTACAGCAGGAGGTTCTGGTGCTGCTCTGTGGGAAAAAGCAGTTATTGGTGGTGACGGTACTACTTTGTATACCGGTAACTCCTCTAACGCTAACGACATTACTGACGCAGGTATACGTAAAATGATACTTACATTGGATAATGCCGATGTTCCTATGGATAACCGTTGCATGGTTATTCCACCTGTAGCAGCTAACGATATGCTAGGCATTAACCGATTTACTGAACAACAGTACATTGGTAATGGCGAAGCTATTAAGACAGGGAAAATTGGTAGCATATACGGTATGGATGTATATGTATCCAGCAACTGTCCTTCTCTTAACAGTGCTGCACAACGAATTGGAGTAATGACTCATAAAGATGCTCTTGCTCTTGTAACCCAGTTGGGTGTTCGTTCTCAGACTCAGTACAAACAAGAATACCTTGGTGACTTGTTTACTGCTGATACTCTGTATGGTGTAGGTGAGCTACGAAATGACGCTGCTGTAGCGTTTGCCGTACCAGCTACATAAGTAGTATAGGGGTCCTTAGAAATTCTAGGGACCCCACTTACTTAAAAGGAATATTTATGCCAAATTATAACTATACTTGCAGGTCTTGTGACCATACTCAACAAGAGTTTAGACCTATGCATAATAGGGCAACAAATACTAAATGTGTCAAGTGTGGAGACATATCAATAAAATCACTATCTAGGCCATCTTTAATTTTAACTCTTCCAAACGACAGGTGGGCAAATGAACACGAGGTCGAAGGAAACGGAATAAGGGCTAACGTATAATGAAACCAGTAAAAATGAGAGTAGCAGGTAGAATCGTTAAACCTAAAAAGAAAAAGAAGTATTCCAAAGAAAGTAAAAAGCGTAATGCTTTAAGATGGAAACAGGAATTACGTGGTATTTAAAACTTGTAGGAGGTATTAAAAATGGCACGATTTAAAATGGTTGATGGTGTAAAAGTCCAATTAACCGATGACGAAGAAAAGGCTAGAGATGCTGAAGAGAAGGCATGGGCTGATGCTGCTCCTGCTAGAGCATTTGAAGGGCTGAGAGCAGAAAGAGATGGAAAATTAGCAGAGACTGATTTCTATGCTCTAAGTGATATAACTCTTTCGGATGCTATGAAAAAGTATCGTCAGGATCTCAGGGATCTTCCGTCTAAATACGATAACTCATCTGTAGTTAAAACAATTACTTGGCCCTCAAAACCGTAAATATTATGGTTTGTATTCATTGTGAACATCTTTGCCACTGTTCTAAAGAAAAGTGTAATAGCTGTTCCTGTAGCGATTGCAACTGTAGGGAAGAAACTGTAGAGGATATAAATAATGAGTAATTATACTCCGCAAGTAACATGGTCTGGTAAAGACTCACTTTCAAGCTCTGATCCAGAAAAAATAATAAGTGGTGCTGATTTTAACACAGAAGTATTAGCTATCCAGACAGCCATTAATTCTAAAATGGACACCACTAGTGGAACAACTACAGGACAGACGCTTATAAATCCTGTGTTAAACACTAGTGTATCAGGTACGGCAGTAAAAGATGAAGACGATATGTCATCTAATTCTGCTACTCATATAGCTACACAACAGTCCATTAAGGCTTATGTAGACGCTGGAACAATTACCTTTACAAATAAGACCTTAACTGCCCCTACTATTAATGGTGCAGTAGGGGGAACTACTACTTCTCAAACAATCACTACTCTTACCACTACAAACGTAGATGGTATTCTAGGTGCTAATACTCCAGCAGCAGTCTCAGGAACTACTGGTTCTTTTTCTGGTAATGTAACAGCTTCCACTGCACCTAGTAGCGCAGCCCACCTAACAAACAAAACTTATGTAGATGCTTTATTTTCTGGAATGGCACAAAGAAGCACTGTACGTGCAGCCACTACAGCTAATATTACTATATCTACTGCGCTTAATAACGGTGATACACTGGACGGAGTTACATTAGCCACTAACGACCTTGTCTTGGTAAAAAACCAAACGGATGCCGAAGATAACGGTATTTATGTTGTTCAGGCTTCTCCAGCAAGAGATGACTTATTTGATACATATGACGAACATCCCGGTGCTTTAATAGCAGTTACAGAAGGAAGCACAAATGCTGATACAATATATTTATGTACATCTAATAAAGGTGGTACTTTAGATACTACTGATTTAGTATGGACAAAAGTACAGCCATCGGCTACATCTTTATCGGGTCTTACAGATACAACTATTTCAAGCCCCACAGCAGGGCAAGCTTTAGTATATAGTGGTTCAACATGGGAAGCAGGTTCGGCAGGAGTAGGTGTCGGATTAACAATAGCATTAAGTTAAGGAGGAAAAATTGGCAGATACACTTCATATGGTTTCAGCAGATGTAGGCACTAGTTATGCTGCTGCTTTAACTGCTGGATCAGGAGAGACATTAACTATTATTGGTTGTCAGATTGCTAATATGCACGCTTCTACAGCGTCACATATATCCGCTAAAGTCGTACAGTCAGGCGGTGGAAGTGAAAGCATAATAGCACATGAAATCAATATACCTGTTAATGATGCTTTTAATCCAGTGCAGGGAAAACTTGTATTGGAAACTGGCGATGCATTGCATCTTAACAGCCAGAACGCATCATCTCTTGAAGCTACAATCTCTTACTTAAAGCAGACTTAATATGGCTGGATATTTAACAGGGATCTCGCCCTCATTACGAGAGCTAGTGACACCCACAGTAGACAACTTTGCTGCTGGAGTAGGGTTTACTGCTGGATCGTCTACATCCGTTACGCTATCATCTGCTCCCGGTGACGAAAATAGAGTTATTGTGACAATGGATGGCGTGACTCAACATCACAATACTTTTTCAGTTTCAGGAACTACTCTTACTTTTGATACTGCCATTCCTTCTGGAGTAGCTAACATTGAAGCTAGGTATGCACAGGAAAATCCAAATTATACTACTGTTGCAGATAATGCCATAAGTAGTGCTAAGATTGCTGACGGAGCTGTTACGTCATCGAAACTTGCTAGTGGAGCAACGCAAAATACATCATTAGCTAGAGACAACCGTGAAGCGTTTCTCCAGATTGCTAGTCTTACTGGAAAAGACAGGCTTAATATGGATGACGGCATTGTTGACCCATATACAGATGGGTCTGATATAGGGACTGCGACAAACGCCTCACTTAAAGATGGTGCCTATATCGGTTATTCAGCTACTAGCAGCGCAAGTGGAGAGTGGACTGATTCAAATTCCACAGCAACTTTTACTGGGGATGATATTACATTTGCTTTAGATGACTCTATCTACATGAATGATACGTTCTCTGGAGATTTCCAGTTGGACTACACATTTCATACTGGTACTTATTTCAGATTTGGGTTTTGGTTGGTTTCAGAGCAAGCAAGTTTTAATGCAAATTCATCCGCTTTCCATGCAGGGTCTGATGTGTGGCACGTGGACAATTATGGCAGTACAGGCTTAGTAAAGTATGGAAGCTCCACAGTAAAAACTCACGGCAATTTTACTACCGGGCAAGCGCATCGCTGGACTAGAACAAGTGGCGTTTTTAAACTTTATCTTGATGGTGATGTAACTACTCCAGCACATACTTGGACTCAGACAAGCACGGCAGCGGTTAGATGTGGTGGCGGTGATACATCAACTCCAAGGCAAGAAATGCGTGATATTTCTTGGGTAGATTATTCAGGATCTCCAGCTAATATGACGTTAATATCTAATGCCTTTACTGCTGATGCAGCTCCGGGTACAGGCCGTATATACATTCATGTAAAGGAAAACGAATCAATTACCATAAACACAGATATTACTGCGGAAATTAGTCGTGATGGTGGGTCCACTTGGACTTCTGCAACTCTATCTTTAGTGCAAACACTAGCTGACGGAACTAAAGCCTACGAAAATCCTTCGGTAAATATATCAAGCCAACCATCTGGTACATCAATGAAGTATCGGCTCAAATCATTAAACACTAAGGATGTAGAATTTCTTGGAACAGTCTTCCAGTGGGGTACATAGCATGAGGATAAACGAATGAGTTATTTATCAGGATTAAAACAATTAGATCCCTCAGTAAAACGACATGATGGAGGTGGCTCTAGTTTTACATTAGACGAAGCTGGTACAACTCAAGCCACAAGGTTAGTAATAGGAGGCGTAGAACAAGTACCCGGAGTTGATTTTACAGTAAGCGGTGCAACTCTTAGTACTACATCAGCAACTCCTTCTGGCACTAACAACGTAGTTACCTTCCAATACTTCAAATCTGGGACAGTAAATACTGCCACTGCTGTAAGTGCTGGAGGCGTGAATAATGCAGCGATGGCTGATGACGCAATCGGAATAGCCGAACTTAGTGCAACAGGTACAGCATCTAGTTCCACATTTCTCAGGGGAGATAATGCTTGGGCTTCAATTTCTTTAGACGGTCATAAGGAATTTTGGGTTAGTCCATTGCATGGAACAACTTCCGCTACAGATGCAGCTTCAACAAGAACTGTTGGGTCTAATACTGTAGATTTTCTTGTTAAGGATAGCGATATTAGCCACACCGTACATTTCCAGTGGCAAATGCCCGCAGACTTTTCATCATTAACTTCTTTATTGGTAGTGAATATTGCGGATGCAACCGAAACATTCCAGTGGGATGTGGAATCTGATTACGGATTGATTGATGAGGCATACAACACAAATAGTGAAAGTCAGGCAAATCAAACTAAGTCATTCGTTAATGAGACATTCGAAACGATAGATGTTTCGGGTGTTTTTTCTTCTGTAACTGCGTTGGATATCTGTGGCGTACATATAAGTCCAGATGTAAATACTCTACATACAATTGGATTGAGGTGTGTTTATGCTTAAAATAGAAATAGATAAGTCAAAATTTTGTGATACTAAATCAATCGCAAAAGAAATTTCCTCCTTTGGGGGCGGTGCAAGTTGCGGTGTCTCAAGTCGAATGGATCACGATAGAACTTTCTTTGTAAAGAGCGCAAATGAATTATCGGAAGATGAGGTCACAAAGGTAAAAGAATCTTTAGCCAAGCACACTCATGACGAAGACCCCAAGAAGTCTGAAACTGAAGCGATGTTAAAAATTCAGGAGTTGGAAAGTGCTATTACATCAAGGCGATTTCGTGATGCACTAGCCAGCGATGATGGTAAAAAATGGATAGCTGACCAAGAAAAGTTAATCGCAGTTGAACGTGCAAAGTTGTAGGAGAATTTAATGTCGCAAACTAAAATAGATGTAGGGATGATAAGTGCCACTGGTACTGCCTCAAGTAGCACTGTATTAAAAGGAAATGGCACTTGGGGTTCTGGAAGTCCTATGGAACTTGTTTCTACTTCAGTAGCAAGCGACACGGCTTCTATCGCTTTTACAGGAGTAGATGATTCTGCCGATGTGTGGATGATACAAGGTAGTGGAATTAGGCCAGCAACTGACAATGCTAACTTGTACATAAGGCATAGCACTGATGGAGGAAGTAGCTATATTTCGTCCTCGTCTGCCTATGGGTGGATTACTGATCTAAACCATTCAACAACTACAGATACAACAAAAGGGTCTACAGGAGATACTGAAATCCATATATCTGGTACTGATCCCGGACATATAGATAACACTTTTGCTGGTAGTAACTTCAACTTTACACTGTATATCTTTGACCCTTCAGATTCAGCTATATGCACCACAATGAGTTGGACAGGAGGGAAAACACACGGAGCGTCTGCTTACGGCTCAACTCATACTTATGATGGGGCTGGAAGTGTCGCTGCTGTAGGAGCGAGTAATGCGTTCCAATTTTTAATGTCTAGTGGAAACATTTCTACAGGACGATTTACTTTGTATAAGCTTAAACACGCCTAATAGGAGAAGAGAATGGCAAACTACAAAAAGATGGTCGATGGCAAAGAGGTAGAACTCACCGATGACGAACAGGCTCAGAGGCTAGCTGAAGAAAAATCTTGGGCTGACGATGCTCCAAAAAGAGCATTCGAAGGACTAAGAACAGAGCGAGATGGAAAGTTGGCTGAAACCGATTTCTATGCTCTAAGCGATGTAACTCTCTCCGATGAGATGAAAAAGTATCGTCAGGATTTACGGGACTTGCCTTCTAAGTATGACGACTCGACTGTTGTTAAGACAATCACTTGGCCTTCAAAGCCGTGACCTGTATTCATTGCGAACACCCTTGTCATTGTGACACTAAGTGCGAAGACTGCTCGTGTAATGATTGCAACTGCCGAGACGCAGAGGATTAAATGTGGTTGTCGCAGAAACATTATTCGGCTTGCAGTTGGTCAATCAAAGTTGCAAGGCGATTAAACTTGCTTTAAAAAGCACCGAAGATATTTCAGATATTGGTGGGTTAGTAGAAAATTTATTTAGAGGCCAAGAGCAATTAAAGAAAAAGTCTCACCCAATAGCTTCAAGGTGGGGGCAGTTTATTAAAGGGTCTACCTCAGATAAATTTCTCCAGATGGCTATTACAGAGACTATTGAAGAAAAAGAGGCTCAAAAAAACATAGACCGAATTTCATATCTGTTAAACAGAAAATTTGGTCAAGATACTTGGGCAGAAATTTTACTTGCCCATGAGGAAAAAAAGAAACGATACGAAGAAGCATTGGATCGAAAAAAACGTATATCAGCTAGGAGAATAAAAAAAGCTGGCGAGATTTTAGGGGCAATAATTTCTATAGGCGCAGCAGTTGGGGCGTTATGGGTCTTTATCATGTATACGAGAAAATAATGGACATTGATTTAAAAATGTTGCTCCAGATTGGCAGTGTTTTAGTAGCAATCGTTGGAGCTATGGCCGTTGCTAGGCAACAACTTAAATCTTTAAGCGAAGACTTTGAGATGTTTCGAGATTCGGTTAATAAAAAAACAGGCGACCTTTCAAACTCTTTAGATAAAACAGAAAATTCTGGCATAGCGTTTCAAGCAGAAATCAATACAAGGCTTAAAGTGATTAGCAATATTTTATCCGTTGAACGCCTTGAAAAAAATAATCGAGAGTTAGAACAATTACACGCAGCGGATTCTGTTCAAGAAATTAGATTGGATAGACTTAGGCAAGATTTAGAAAATTTTAGAAAAGAGTATTTATCTGCCCATAATGGTCGCCATCCACCAGTAGATGTTTAAAGCAATCGTAGTTTTTGTTTCTTTAACTGGCGGTAGTTTTCAATTAGAAGATGAATTGGGTCCATATTCAGATGAGGCGAAATGTCTCTATAGAGGGGCGCAAATAATAAAAGTTACTTCTCAAAAGGTTCCATTGTTACACGCAACTGTAGTTTGTCTAAAACAGCCCGAAGAACTAATATCTTGATAGTATATACAGAAGACCATCCTGATGTAATACAAATAAAAAGTTTATATCAGAAAACAAACAACAAAGCTGAAGTTGCCAGACAGCTTGGTTTTTCTCACAGTAAAGTTAGAAGAATTTTATCCAAAAACAATAACCCCACCCCTACTGTGGAACTCCCACAATTCCCCGATGACGATATCCCAGCCGAAGAAATCCTAGATAGCCTAGAAAAACGCTTTAATAAAAAATTAGAGCGTGAGGAGGCGATGAATTGGTTTCAAGTAAAAATAAATGATATGAAGCCAACTGGGTGGGTATTTGTTGGTGATCCGCATTTAGGTAGTCATTGTCATGTAAAACTATTAAGACATGACGTAGATATAATGACCCAAACCGAAGGTATACATTGCGTAAATCTTGGAGACACTGTTGATGGCTGGGGAGGGTATCTCACTAAGTTATACGCTGAGACTGATGTTTCACGTTCAACAGAAGAAAGATTAGCGAAGTGGTTTTTACAGGACGCTGGAATCCCGTGGAGGGTTTGGCTTATTGGGAACCACGACACAATGGGAGATTTCTCAACTTATTTAAAGACTTTAAATGCCGAGCAAATTCCTATGATGGATTGGCAAGCAAAGTTTAGATTGGTTTTCCCGAATGGTTCAGAAGTTAAAATCAACGCAGCTCACTCTCATAAGGGGACTTCAATTTACAATCCTCTCCATGGGCAGAAGCGTGAAGCGTTATGGGGCGAAGAATCAGATATAATAGTTGCTGGTCATCACCACAATTGGGCAATTTCACAGGAGGAATATAAATCAGGCAAAGTTGTTTTTATGGCAAGAAGTCGAGGATACAAATGGGCAGATCAATTCGCAAAAACACACGGGTTCCCAAGCCTCCTGTACGGAGGTTCCATCATGTTTGTTGTCGATCCTGCCGAGGAAATTCCTACAAGACGTTTGAAAGCATTCGCAGATTTAAAAGAAGGAGCGGAGTACCTGACATGGCTAAGGACGAGATAAACGCAAACATCACAGTGATCCCGGAAAAAAGAAGCGGTGATTATACTGGGCTAGCGCAAATAATAGTAGATACAGGTGGTAAGGTAATTGTTGCACCAATGACCCATCGCAATTTAACTAATTTATTAAAAGAGGTATATGTAGTAATGAAAAAATTAGAAACACTTGACGTTGCAGATCAGGCCACAAAATAATGCTGTCAATTATTTCTTCTGTAATAGGTTTGGCTGGCTCTACAGTCCCCTCCCTAGTAAGTGCGTGGAATAAAAAATCTGACCAAAAACATGAACTCGCATTAATTCAAGCGCAAGCTGATGTGCAAGCAAAAATTGGTGAATCCAGATTAGAGGAAGCTAAAGTAGAAGCTGACGCTGAAAAGATAAAAAGTTTATATCGCCACGATTCAGAATTAATGAAACGAGCCTCCCCGTGGACAGCTACGCTCTCAGCTTCCGTCAGACCAGTAATTACATATTTGGTAGTTTTGACTTGGGTCGGGTTAGAAATATCTGTCGCTATTGCTCTGACAGGTAATGGAGTGGATATTGCCAGTGCCATTGAAACAGCTTTTTCTGAGGAGTTGCGTTCTTTGCTATCTCTTATAATTGCGTTTTGGTTTGGAAATAGAACTTTTGAAAAATTAAATAAGTAGGATGATAAACGATGAAACAATTAATCTCATATCTGAATTTGAAGGATTTAGTGAAACTCCCTATAAGTGCAGTGGTGGTTATCCCACTATCGGTTTTGGTGCTATCTATGGTTTGGATGGCAATCGGATTAAAATGGATCACGAACCAATTACCAGAGAGCAAGCCGAAGACTTACTTCGCAGAGATACTAAAATCTCATACAATGCGGTTGCAAGACTGACTCAGCCATACTTTCACAAACTAACTGAAAATCAGGTGGGGGCTTTAACGTCCCTCACTTTTAATATTGGGTCTGGTAATTTTAGGGCTTCCCAAATTCGCTCTAAAATAACAAGGGGCGAGATTGAAGGTGCTGGTAAGTTATTTTGGCAATGGAGGAGGGCTGGTGGTCGCATAGTAAAAGGGCTTGTCAGAAGGAGGGCGAAAGAGACCGAATTATATTTCTCCTGATATTTTTTTGTATTATTTGTAAATTAAAACTTGACACTAAAATGACTATGAGGTATATTATCTTTATTGAAACAACAAGGAGAAAATCTAATGACTAAAAAACAAAACAATTCTTGGGCAGTTCAGTTTAACGTGAAGGATAACTGGCAGACTGAAAGATGGTTCCGTTTAAATAGTCGTGAAGCGGCAGAAAAATATCTGGCCGATCAAGAGAGGTTTTTTAAGGGATGGGCTCCACATGAGTGGCGTATCGTACCTGACTATTTGGAAGCATTTAATGAGGGTGGGGCTTAACAGCCCCCCTCAACTTTAGAGGAGAAAATCTAATGATTAAGATTTTTAACTACAATGATGGCGGTCGAAAAAATTATTTTAAAGGAACCGCTGGCGATTGTGTAGTAAGGTCTATCGCAATTGCTACTGACTTAGATTATAAAAAAGTTTATGACGATTTGTTTGCTCTTAACGGAGGCAGCCCTAGAGATGGAGTGCATAAAAAGATTTACCATGATTACATTTTAGGGCTTGGCTTTGATTGGGTTCCTACTATGACAATTGGAAGTGGTTGCAAAGTTCATCTGCATCACAATGAATTACCAAAAGGGGCTTTAATAACAAGGCTAAGCGGACACCTTTGTGCTGTTATAGATGGATGTATTAACGACATTTACGATTGCTCAAGAGATGGCAAAAGATGTGTCTATGGATACTACGAATCACAAACAAAGAAAGAGGAGCAAAGCTAATGGCAAAATTTAAGGCTTATGTAAAACAAACTTTGCAGTTTGAAATTGAAATTGAGCGTGAGGTAGATTTGGATGTTTTAAAAAAAGACATTGTCTACAACGAAGATGGCGAGGGGTATTGTAATGCTACCGAAGATGGCGACCCGTCAGCTTGGTATGATTATGTAGAGGATTATATTCGGGACAATGGTGGGACAATTAATTTCACCAACGAGGAAAGTGAAGACGATATATCTGAATCGCTGGAGCTTCCACTTCAGAACCTAAGTCACATAGAAAATATAGGCAAAGTAAAAAGTGAGTTAGTGAAAGAGCGTATCATTGATATAGAAAGGAAGTAACAGTAAATTGATGCTTTACTTTTTAAACCAAATAAATTAAATTAAAAACAGTATGAACAACATAGGAGAAAATTATGAAAAAAAGAATAAGGCCAACATTGCCCAATGGTGTTAGACTCACCATGTTAAACGACATAGTTGAGCGAGATTTTGTTAGTATGTCGAATAATGAAATTCTTGCGATTGCTAGATTGGCATATAAAAGGGAATTGAACCGCCTAGATGATGACAAATTATCAGACAGGTATTGTGATGCCTTTGGTATAACTGGTGAACCGACTTATATAGAAATGGTCGGCGTAAGGGAGGCGTAGAAAATGGAAACGCAAAGTAATGAAATTGCTGAAGTTTTGAAGGCTAAAAGTAAAGCTGAGAATAATTTTGCTAAACTAAAAAAGAGTGGGATTAACCCTCACTTTAAATCTAAGTATGCAACTTTAGGCGATATATATGATGCCTGTAGAGACGCATTAAAAGCGGAAGGTTTAATGACTTACCATCAAACTTTTGAATCTGATCAGGGTGTAGGTATTGCCTGTACTTTATTCCACGCAGAAAGCGGTCAATTTATTCGCACTTTTTTACCTTTAAAAACAGGGACGGCACAACAAACAGGCTCGGAAATTACATACATGAGGCGTTATACAATACAGTGTGTGTTATCTTTGGAAGGCGAATTTGATGATGACGGCAACGAAGCCCAACAAATACGAGAAAAGAAAACCAGCGATCCTGATTGGGTGGGTCCATTGCCACAAACTAAATTACTTGAAGCTGGTAGAGCAATCAGGCGTGATATTTATGATTGCGAAGATTTAGATTCGTTGGTGGCGTTGCAAAATTCAAAAGAAACAATCAAGATTACAAAGCAATTAAAAGTAGATACGCCCCATCATTGGGATCACGAACCAGACCCTACTGATGATAAACTGAATTATTTAGGATTATCGCAACATTTTAAAAAGAGAGCAGAGGAGTTAGAGAATGGCATACGAACATAAAGACGGAAACGGAACTCTAAATGTAAATGAATACAAGACGCTTGATAAGCACCCTGATATTAGGGGGTCTATTACCGCCCATAGGGATTTAAAAGCTGGCGAAAAAGTGTCGCTAGGTGTTTGGAATAGAGTTGGTTCTCGTGGAAGTTTTTTTTCAATACAGATGACTGACTTTGTAGAAACTAAAAAAAATGAATCCGCTGGTTATCAGAATAAAAGAAGTTACGAGGACTTAGAAAAACCAGAAACTATCCCAGAAGAATTGGATGATAAAATTCCGTTTTGAGGGCGTTTCATACTTCGGGTGGGCGGTTGCCCTCAATCTCCTTCACCTCCTTGGCTGTCCACCCACTTTTTCAAAGGTTGATTATGCAAATAAAAAAAACAGTTTTTAAAAGAGACAAAAAGTATTTGGACTATATCCGCAGTTTACCCTGTGCTATCTGTAAAACACGAGCGAGAAGCCAAGCAGCGCACGTTAGGTATATTGCCCCTTGTGGGACAGGTTTGAAGCCCAGTGACAATTTTACAGTTCCCTTATGCGCCGTATGTCATAGCGACCAGCATAATCATGGTGAGGAAAACTGGTGGGTAGATAAAAAAATTGACCCCAAAATGGTCACTGATGTTTTGTTTGATTTATATAATAGGTTTGAAAATGAGATAGATAGTTGGAGCAATGCGGAAGAATTTGTTTTAAGACTTGGAGGTGTAAATTATGAATTTTGACCCAGATAAGGTTGCACATGAATTAAGTGTTAGAGGAAAATCTTGGGCTGATAAAGATGCCCAGTTTAAGGCGTTGGACGATGCAACTAAAAGCATACTGTGCCAAATAGCCGGGAAAATGGACGGCAGTGAGGCATCAAAAGAAAGGGCAGCAAGGGCTAGTGATGAATTTCAAAACCATTTACAAGAGTTAGCTGAAGCACGAACCCTAAGTTTAATTGCAAAAATTTCCTATGATGTTTATAGGACTTGGATTGATATGAAAAGAACTGAGCTAAGTTATCAAAAAGCTGAAATGAATTTAAGGTAATGTTAATAAATAATATTTTATTATTGAAGTTTGAAAAAAGGAGGAACCTTACGATGAATTTTTTAAAAGATTTTTTAGGCGTTTCCATGATTTTTTTAATGGGCTTTATTGCGCTGGTACTAATATGAGAACGCCAAGTAAAATTTTAGGCGAAGCAAAGCTGCTTGTTTCTGGTGATAGGACAAGTCACGGCGATTATATTGAGCT